GAGTAATTTGTAGCCCAGAATATTTTAAGATTTCCATCTCCCACCCAATAATTTGTAGTCCAAAAGAAATTGAAATCTGTTCCTGTCCATACAGTACCAGGTAAAAATTCTTCAAATGAGTTTAAAGTGCCATTGTAATTATAGGCATAAACAGTATCGAAGAATACCGTTTCATCTTCTAGTGCCTGTATTCTTTCACGTGTTCTTATCCCCATAACAGGAAGATTTGGATAATATGAAAATGTTACAGTAAAGGGTATAGCAGTTGCGATAGTACGATTAAGAGTAATAGCACCCGAAATATAATTGATTGTGCTTGTGAGATCTCCGTCTTGTCTCCTTAATGTTCCATTTCCTTGGTCGGTAAATGTATCTGTGCCATCGGTAATAATGACAGAGCCTACAACAATACTTGGGTTAGGCGTTGTTATTGGTATCGTCAAAGTTGAGTATAAAGTAAAAGACCATGTAGCGGTTGCAGGACTGTTTCCTATTGAAGCTGTAGTAAAGTTACGTTGCAGTCTTCCTAGAAGTTGATATGCTTTTTTACGTAGAATTCTTTCACGCCATACATATGCATTTTCAATAACAGGGTAAGCATCATCTGGTAAGATAAAATTTTGTCTGCTTGCCACAAGGCCAGTTTCGTACGCTTTGATATATAGGGGGCTATATGTCATTAATAACCCATCCCATTTTGACCCCAACCGCCATTGATGTAATTTGTTTGAGTGCTATTAAATAGCTGATAGTTTGGCTGTCCTATCTCGTCATTAGATTGTCGTTCTAAAACAAGTGCTTCTTGTCTTAAAAAACCTTCTTGCAATTGAGCTACACCATCAAAATCGTTTCTATCCCTTTGTATTTCCATTGCTACGCCATAAGCAAGATATTGCGCCCATTGTGCAAGTATAGGAATATCTGTTGATTCCATGAATTGCACAGGAGTTAAATAAGTTTCAACTTCAACTTTATGGATAAGTTTGGGTATTGGTCTTATTGTAAACTCATTATTCCAAAATAAAATATTATAGGGTCTTCCTGGCTGATATTGTGAAACCCATAAAGTTAATTGCGTACCTGAAGCAGGAGCAACAGGAAACTCAATATTAAAATTACCACTAATATAATCGACTGTTCCAATCCCATTTGTGAATGTTCCTGTTTTGGTTCCTGTGTAATTTAGACCTGGATTCAAAGTATTGCTATTATGCATACCTGGAATCGGAGTTGTTGACAACACAGGATTAACAGCTGTATAGGGTGGAATTGTCACTACAGGATTTGGCACTTGAAGCTGTAGATTGCCATTTCCATCATCATTTACAGAAATTGGGTTACCATTTACGTCAACACCACCTAAAACTACCTCTTTGGAAAGAAAAGGCCCTGGAACATTAAAGGTAAATATTTTAGTTATTCCATCACCTGAAATGGGGTGAAATAATGTAGGAAATCTAGGCCACAGGTTATAAAACTGTTGTCTATCTTTAAATAAACTTCCTAATATCCCTTCAACATAAACAGGCGCCCTAACAGCTTGATTGTAATTTATATCTAGAGGATATCTGTCTCTGTAGGGTTCTGTAAAAAACGTATAAACAGAACGCATAGCGTCTAACTTGATGGCATATGGAAAATCATTCAGATAAAAAATGTTTAAATATTGATCAATTAAAGCAGTGGGCAAAGCAGATTCAGAAGCCGAAGACGTTAAACGTCTCACTTTGTTTCTTATGAAAACTACTGTATTATCTGCTGGTGCAACACTGCTCATATGTTATCCTTAGTATTTGGTTGGCACAAATTTGTGTTCCCATTCAGCTTCTCTATCTTTTGATAACGGTGCGCCATTAGATGAAACATTAGTACCATCCACCTCTAAAAGATCGCTTCTCAATATTTTTTTTAATCCATTAACTTCATTAACAAGGCCTACAGGTACTGTATATCTTCTGCCTGGTATGCAATGCCATTTTTGAATGGGATCACCTGCATGTCTGCAATAATGTTTATCCAATCTTTCATGCATTCCTTTTCTGTTGATGTATTCCATTTCAACAAGTCTTGCGTCTTCTTTTTTTTCTTTTTCAAGCTTTGCTTTATTTGCAGGTGAAAAGTGTTTGAAATCATTGTTTTCACATGAATTTGTGAATACATCTAGCAATCCATGTGCTTCACCAGATTGTGTATATTGTACTACCACTGACATTAGTTACCTCGGTCATTTAAAGATTTAAAAGGCACGCTTAGTGCCGTATTATTGTTGTATATTAGGTTTCTTGAACCTGAAGGGGCTAAAGTTGAAATTGTTCCATCATTTGGATTGCTAAAAGCATCAAATTGTCTGGAATCAACAGATAAAGTTATGACGTTATTCACTACATTTACAATGATTCCTTTTAGTCCGTTAGCTTGCCACATACCCCATGTGTAAGGAACTGTCAAAGTAACTACCATGTTAACAACATAAACATTAGCCTGATCGCTTGTCATAGTTGTTGTAATCTGCATCTGTTGTTCTCTTGTAATGTCGGTAATCTCCAAGGCTGATGGTATTGTTACCGTAGGTACAAGATATGTGTTTGCATCATTAACAACTGTCATTTTTCTTCCATGTAAAACGGTTTTACATTCACAAAATCCATACCGCTTTTTTAAGGCGATATGGATAAATCAGGGGGATTTTTTTAGTTTTCCAATTTATATGCCATCCAGTTAATTATGTCACCACTAGCCCCAGCTGGTGATTGTGCGCCACCAGAAAGAAAAATATAGGGAACAAATTGACCAGTGTGAAATGCTTGGTACTGGAAGTTATAACCAGTTTCAACAAATGTGTTTGGATCTCTTCTTGTGCTAGCACCAGCAGGGGCAATTGTTGCAAATAATTGTGCTGTAGGTGATGCAGAAGATAAAGGAAATGCAAATGCTGTAAACGCACTAGAATTAATATCCACTGTTACTTCATATGTTGCAGCATTAACAGATAAAATTGTTCCTGTTAACTGATTCATCTCTGTCATGCCAAAAGAATAAGGAATGCTAAAATGCATCTTCATTCCAACTACATAATATAAAGAAGGATCAACGCTAAATGTCACAACAGCTTGAATAGCTCTGGATATATCTGTGATATATAAGAACTGTGGGTCTACTGCCAAGTACTTTGAAATTCTTCTTGTAAAGCCAGCAGTTGCAGCAGATGCAAAACCAGATGAATCAAGACCTAACAATGTATAAGCATTAGCAGACACACTTGAAATCTGGAAGTTCATTCCTGCGATTTGAAGCATTCCTGTTGTTCCATAAAACTGGATGATATCTCCATTTGAATAACCGTGAGCTGTCTGTGAAACAACAGCACCATTTGCTTGTGTAATGCTTGTAATAACAGCAGCATTCTGCGGTTCAACAACAGGATTTGTTGCAACGTAAGTAAATCCATTGGATGTAGCATTAGGAGATACGTTGTTTGCAAATGTATCAACTTGTAATCCAAATGGAGTAGTTCCATTTTTCTTGTATCTTATACCATCATTTGCAGCTGTAGCACCAAGACCAAACTTTGAACCGAACCATTCAGCTTGTACAACAACACCAGTGGCAGGTTGAAGTGCTAATTGTGTTACGTTCCAAACTTTGAAGTAGTCTGCATAGTTAGGAAGCAAGATTTTAACTCCTGCACCTGTAGATGTGAATGAATCACCCATAGTAATAGTAAACGGCATTAGATCCTCCTTATGATGGGTTAAATGTTGTACAGTTTAAGCCAGAGATCCAGTTTTGATTAGTGATTGCTCTTGCAATCGCAAACTTAGCGTAAAGTTGGCTATTCTGTGCAACAGAAGAAACAACCCAAGCAGGACGTGAACCGATAACAGCGGTATAACTGTTTTGTTCAATCTTAGCAGCAGCTTCTAATCCATACATAGGGATAGTATAAACTGTTCTTCCGTTAAGAGAGATGCCAGGTGTTTTTGCGCCTTTAGAGGACACAAAGAATCTGAATCTTGAAATCTGACAGTAGTCTTCTGGTCTTAAACCTTCTTGTGAAGGGTAAGCATTCTTTAAAAGAACACCTTGAACCTTCTGCAAGTCATTTGTAAGATTAGTAGAAGCTAGAGCGATAAAAGAATCTCTTGTCGGACCTGTGCCGAATTTATCCATGGCATCAATAGAAACAAGCATTGTTCTTGCATCATTATTAAGTAAGATAGTTTCAATGTTGTTAACATCATTTAAACTAATATTACTAGGTTGATCGCCGTTAGTACCACCTGTACAGTTAATGTACGATACAGAACTTGAAAAAAGATCTCGCATTAGTAAATCTTCTTTCTCTCTTAGCCATTGGCCAAGTAAAGCAGTAAATTTACTGTAAGTCTTGGAGTTTTCCCACAAAATAACTTGTTCGTTTGTAACGATAGATTTTGCGTAGATTTCCATTGTAGCGTCGATGTCTGTCCTTACAGGTACTTCTGAAGCCGGATCTATACCACTCCCATCTAATTGACCTCCATCAGTGCTAAGTCTTTCAAACCTACTCATGCGAGTGGTTTTCCCAATATATGATTCAGCGTGATGCAAATCGACCCCAAAACTATGTATGAGGTTGAACATCGGTGTACTTAAAAGGTCTTCCGCTGCCTGTACTGGCAATTCGGGTGCCATGTTATTTATTGAAGTTATGCCCGTAGGAAATGACATAAAAATACCTCGTAGGTAATAGTTGATAATCTGTCCGTGCGAAGGGACGTTTCAGCTATACTGACGAGGTATGTTTCAGTCGAGAGTGACGAACTCTAATTTTCTGTCACTCTGACAATATTAAACTTTAATGATTATTGTAAACTCTTTTATACTCTTGATTGAAAATACGAGACAATGTTCTTTTAGGAATATTTAGAATTACCTGTATGTCTTTACATTTCATTCCTGAATCTTTTAGTTCATGAGCTTTTTGAATGATTTCTTTTGAATATTTTGAAACACAATAAAATTCTTTAACTTCATCTTTCAATGAATTTCTTCTAAAGATGCTATTTAATGAACCCATAGATATTTCAAGTTGATTTGCTATATCCTTATGAATCATTCCATTTTTTCTAAGTTCTATAGCTTTTAAAGCTAACTCATTAGAATGAATTGTTCTTGAAAGATAATTTTGCCTTCCTTTCTTTTGCATATCTCTCGAATTATCTAAAGGTGTTCCTAAAAATAAATGATTTGGATTTATACAAAGTGGATTATCGCATTTATGAAGTACCCATAATCCTTTTGGTATTTCTCCAAAATGAACAAGCCATGAAGCTTTATGAGTGCTAATCATTTTTTTATTGAATTTAACATGAGCGTATCTATTGACTGATTTATATGTAGATTCTACACATTCACCATTTATTTTACTGTTTTTTAAAAGACGTTCTTTTAATTCTTGATAATCTGCCATTTTTTCAACCTCCGTTGTACTCAATTAAAGAAAGTACGCCAGCCGATGAGTGTCGGTATTTGGAAGCGATCCTAGGCGTACTTGCGAATATTGTACAATGTAAAGCGGATTTATTTCAACCCCTTTATGTCTCTTTGCATTCTTCTCCAATTTTCCATTCGTTTTTCTTCAGTAAGCCTTGGTGATGGCGCAATTCCTATTCCTTGCGTTGTTCCTGTACTTGATACGCTGCCAGGTTTAGATAAATTTTGTTCCATACGCTTTTGGTCTTGCTTATGGTCAAGATTAGGTATGAGTTTCTTTGTAACCTTGTAAATTGCTTCCCATTTTTTATATCCGTCTGGCATATGTTTAAATGGTTCTGTAATTTCTGGGTGATGGTATTCCAAGTAATCTAAATTTTCGGGATGACACACCTTGTCAAAGTCTGGCATGGCTTGACGCAATCTTGAGGGGTATTCCGCCCTTTCTCTTTCGTCATTCTGTTTTCTGAATTCAGATTCACGTTGCTTGATAATAGCATCTACACGCTTATTTAAGATTTCATCTTCTGTCTCTTCTCTATCTTCTTGTCTGTATTGATTATTTGGCTTATTTGTTATAGCTTCAAGCGCTGCCCTTAACGCTTCTGCTTCCGCTGCTTTATCTGCTGCTCTTTTATCCGCCTCTTCTCGTGCTTTTCTATCTGCTTTTCGCTGTTCTCTAATAGCAGCCCAATTTTTGTCTTCAATTTGTTCAGGCTGTACTTGCTGTGCAGTTGGCTGTTGTTCATTTTGAACTTGCTCTTTTTTGATTTCTGGGATATTTTCAATGTTATTATTATTCAAATGGATTCCTCATGAATGAAGTTAAGTTAACTGCTACTGATGCCACAGAAATTAACAAGAAATTACTTCAAAGTCTAGAAAATTATAACAAAATGTTGATGCATTCAATGACTGATATTCCCTTAGGATGTCTTTGTTTAGATAGTAAGACGGAAGAAATATTATTGAAAAATGGTTTTAGAAGGGTCTTCGACATTGTTGACGTTGATCTTACTGAAATCAAAGGACTCGGTAAGATTAGAATCGGGAAGATTACATCCAGCCTTGATAAGTTCCTCACGATGCGCTAAAAAATATTCATGCTCTGATGGCATGTCAATGCCGCTTTCATGCCTTATGTATTCCCAAAAGGTTTGTTTGAAAAAGGCTACGCTCCACGCTTGCATCGTTTGATATTTCTTATGAACTATTATATTTGTACCTGCAAGCTCTGCCATCACCATATCGGAAGGCAAAATCCAAAGACGTTTAGTTATTTGATCTAATGCTTTGTTGTATAAAAATACAGCCTGATTGGGTCTTGGCTTTGGTAAATAAGGCCAGCAGTAAAATTTTCGTCTCATTAGATTAGGGATAAGTGGATCTTTTGCTATCACCATTACAACGCAAAATTCATTTTCATCAATGAGATTATAATAATTTTTTATAGCCTCTTGCAAATGAGGCATAATATCATCTGCAAGCGCATGTCCTACTTCGATGGCATCATATTTCGTTGTATCTCTGTTGGCTTTTTGTGATAGCGAACCTGCTGTTTCTTTAATCAAATGTATCCCAATCTATAAACATGAGTTTTTGATCTTCTTTAGTTGAATCTCTCGTATAAATTGAAAAGTCTTTTAGTTTTTCATTCAACTTTTTATTCTTATCTTTCATATGTACTAGTAATAAATGAACAGCTTCCATGTAAAACTTTTCATCTTCTGGTAAATTTAGTTTTCTTGTGTGCTTCAATTAATGATCCTGGTCGTTGATTTTTTTGTGAGGTTGCGCTCTATCTTTTCCTGGCATCGGTAAGAATGCGCCGGCAGGATCATCACCATTTCCCCTTGCAAAAACTGATTCACTTACATCATGTTCCCAATGCATATCAGATAAAGCCATCTTGTTACCTTTAGGTATAACATCAGCATCTTTATTCTTAGCGTAATCAGGTGCATGGTGGATCTTTTTACCTTTTATGGTTCCATAAGAAGGGTTGACACCCAAGTCAATTGCTGCTTTTGATTTTTTCATGTTGTATCCTTTTAAAGATTATGCTATCATATATAGATTAAATATAAAAATATAACAATGATTATGGAATCTAACATAAAGAAAACTTATGAAGCAGAAGGTGTCATGTCTGTTTCATACATACAAAGAAAATATAGATTAACAAAATATGCCTCTGAAAACATTCTTAAACGAATTTGCGGTAAATTTGATAAAAAAATATATATAGATGATAAAATAGTTAGAATCAAAGTCACGTCTGATAATTAAAAGTTATGTAGAAAAAACTAACTTTACATAAATTAATTATTTTAAATAAAATAGGAGCCTAAACTCCTATAATTTAAATTAAGAGTATTTCATCTTATTCTTTTTTGCATATGATGCCAAGGCATTATTAGATTTCTCTAAATGCTCTGGATTACTCATTTCGCCTTCAGTATATTTACCATCAGCACAACCTAGTTGGCTATATTTCTTTTCGCTGTGACCTTCTTTAAATTGTGCCATTGCATTTTTCTGTGCATGTGCTTCTCTGCTATGTGCCATATTTACTCCTTAGCCGTTAGGCTGATTTAGAGCTTATTTTTGGCATTTTCTTAAGCTTTTCCTCGACCTTCTTTTTTCTAGCGTCTTTTATGGGCTTTCTAGCTTTCTTAATAGCCATTTGAGCTTCATAATGCTTGTTAGTTTCTTTAGCCATAATTTACCTTCTTTATTTTATTGCGCAACAGCTTGTGGTTGTTGCATTTGATTTTGTTGATTCATCATTTGCTCTTCTCTTTGCGCCATCTTCATCTCTTGTGCAAGAGTAAAAGCCTCTCTTATCTGATTGAATTGCACATCCTCTAATTCCATGGCTGTTTTAACAAGGGCATAATCTGCTTCCATCTCTTCATGCTGTGCCATAGACCTTAGCTTCTCTGCATTAGCTTCACTCTCTGCCACTTTAGCCATATCCAATTTAGATTTACTAAACATATTCATGACTTTAGCGTTTTCAACCTTCATCTTGCTTTCTGTTTCAGCCTGTTGCGCCTGTTGTTGCTGTTGACTGACCTCTTCCATATCTTGCTCAATCTGACGTTTATTTGTGATGAAAGCTGCACGTAATATGGACTTGTCAGGTATTCCCATACCAAGTTCCTTGAAGTGTAATAACTGTTGCAATTCCATTTGCCTTTGACTTGTACTATAATTGCCCTC